TCTTGTTTATCATTCAACAATTTATCTTTTACTTGTAATAATTTGTCTTTTGCATCTAAACTAGATTCTATAAGTTTCTCGTTGATTAAATCAATACATTCTCTAAGAGTCTTTGAATAAACTTCTTTTTTCTTAACGTCATCCGAATCAATAAGAGTTTTTAATATTTCTTTATCTGACTCATCTAAATCAGAATACTTCTCATTATATTTATCAACCATAATTGATGAAATCAAACTATTTGGTAATCCAGATGATTCAACGATTTCTCTAGGTTTATTAGCCAAGATGTAATCAACCACATTACTAGTAGCTTCAACAATAGCATCAATAGTTTTTGGTGTTCTTTTTGTAAAGATAAGAGTTGCTATATTTTCATGTAAAGATTTATGATTGTATTCTAAATCTTCTTTAAGTAAATCACCTTTATCACATAATGTAATAAACTCAGCTAAATTAGTGTTAAGTTCAACCATTCTTTTCTTATCAAAATAAGAGAACAACGCAATGTTTTCTTTTACAAATTCAGTTGCCTTTTCTCTGTTTGATTCTATTTTGTTTTCTATGTTAGAGATTACTAAAAACTGAGTTTTTAATATTTCATTCTCTTTAATCGTTTTAACGTATTTCTTGAATAAATTAATCGATTCAGCATCTTTTATTGCGATACCTTCAGAAACCAATTCGTTAAATATGTTTTTTATTTTACCGAAGTTTTTCATACTTTGTTTTTTTTAATTATAAATATCTTATTTTACTAGTAAAAACTATTATTCTTCTAACATTTTATCAATATCACCAATCATATTATCAAGTCTTTGTTTATCTTTAAATTTTGGTTATAAATTTTAACGTTTTCAACCTTTTTAGTTTGGTCTGGTTTTATTGTTTCAACCAATGCATCTACAAATCTATTTTTATATTTATCACTTCTTTGGTTTAATTTTCCAGATAAAACTTCTTTTCTTTCAGTTAACAATTTTTCTATTTTTTTAATAGACTCAGCAACTGGTTCAGCTTCTGTAGCTGTTTCTAAAGCACCTCCAGCTTCAACTCCACCTTCTTCTGTACCAGCTTCACCTTCAGCTCCACCTTCCTCACCAAAATCTAGGTCTTCACCACCCATTCCACCACCTCCGAAGCCTCCACCGCCTCCACCGCCAATGGCACCACCTTCAGCGTCTCCACCTTCAGCTGCTCCACCACCACCGTTTAAAGCAGCTTCAAAATCACCATATATTCTATCAACATTGTCAAACATACCAGTATGTTTAATAACAGCAGCTGTATTAGCCAATTCAGCAGAAGCAGCTTTCTCCATACGTTGTTCAAGTAAATCTTGTTTGATTTCATCATCAGACCAACCCATAATTTCTCTATGAGCACGAGTCCATGACATAACACCAAATCCGTTTCCAATATCAGATACAGCATCTTTAAGAAGTGTAACTTTAAGTTGTAAGTGTTCAACTTTAAGCATTTCAGCTTGTGTTGATGGATTGTTAAGTGTTAGTGTAAAATTATCTAAATCATCTTCAAAACCTAAAAGGTATAAATGGATAATAGCTATCTTGTTTAATTCTTGTAGTATTGATTGTTGTATTCTATTTATAGTTCTAGAAAAACGAATATCTTGAATTGCTAAGTTTTTACCATCACCAGTTGCTTCATCAAAACCTAAAAATGGTTTTGGTACACGTAATGCTGTAAACAAATTACTTCTTAGGTATTCAATATCAGCAATTTGGTCTAAGTTAGATGCACCTGGCAAAGTATCGATAGGATTTGGTGCATTCTCATCCCTAACTGGAATAAAGAAATCTTGGTCATTTGCCAACTGATTATAACGTAAATCTATTTGTCCAGTTTGTGGGTCAACGATAGGCATACGTTTAAATCTATCAGCAATAGCATTTACGTATGGTTCAACATCAGCATCATCAATATTACCAACATATATTTTGTAAACACGTCTTTCTGGTGCTCTAGTTACACGATAAACAAGCATTGAATCTTCTGATAACAATAACTGTTTCCAAATACGTCTAGCTTTCTCTAATACAGATGTACCGTAAGGTAAACGTCTATCATCACCCAACAATCTAAAGTGAGCAATTTGCCATGAGTTAAATTCAACATCACGACCTCTCCAGAAGAATTTTACTTTATCACCAGAAGAAACTTCGTTGTCTGGTAATTCTCTACCGCTAATCATATCGAACAATCCAGACTCTCTTCTTTCCATTTCGTAGTTAGGCATTTGTTTTGCACCAACAACACCGTTATCAGCATCAATATTCAAATAAACAAAATTATCACCGTATTTACAAGTATTTCTAGTCCACATTGGTCCAGAAGTATGGAAATCTAATCTATTGAAAAATAAATCTTCTAATATTGTTTTAACACGTTTGCTATCAGAATATATATTCATCATTTTACCTTGGTCATTTAGAGTTGTTGACTCTTCCATCATAACGTCCAAAGCAGCTGCAATTGTTGGATAAAACTCCATGGCTTCAAAATCGGCATAAGAACCAATACGAGTTGTTTCATAGTTGATTGATTGTTGGAATAAACCACTTTCAACTTTCTTCCAAACAGAACCTAAATATTTGTTTTGTTGTGCTTGTAATTTAGCTGCTTCAAATTCAGCTTTATTATCTGTTTTCAATAACTCACCATTACCAATATTGTATCGTTGAGTTGATGGTTGTTTCTTTGGTTTTATACCGTCTGGACTAATTACTTGTCCTAATTTTTGAAATATAGTTAAATTTTTTTCTGCCATAATTTTTTTTATTAAATATAATGAATTTATTGGTAAAATAAATAGTTATTCGATATAACCACACTCTACATAAGCAAAATGTGCTTGTTGATGATTTACCACTTCTAAATTATACACATATGTTACAACCCAATCTTGACCTTGAGAATTAGCAACTGCATCACAATAGAATGGTCTACCAGTAGATTGTTTTTTTGATAAATTATTAGGGTTTGGTGACCATTTATATAAATCACCAGGACCAGAACTTTTTAACATGAACACTTTTTTCTCTATTGCCATTTTAATAATTATTTAATTTTTCCAAATAACCAAGCATACTCACCTTTAGGGTCTTGTACATTTTTATATGCACTATGATTTGGATTTATTTTCTTTTCAATTTGTTTTGTTTCTGGGTTAATAGTTGAAACCGTAGGTGATACATTAGCTGATGAAGCCCAACTAGATAACATTGCTTTGGTTTGTTTCTCTAATTTTTCTAGATTTTTAAATGAATGTTCCAAAACCCATAAAGCCATACCCAAAGACATAAGTAAATCATCATGATAACCCTCCATATGGTCTGGTCTACCGTTTTTATAGATAAATGTTTTCATTTCTGAAATCATTCTACTAGAACGAATCTTAACACCATTGGTTCTAATCATATATTCTAAGTTAGAAATCATTGGTAAACGTACATTCGTTGCATGAAAACCAGGTATCTTGTTGTTATTACTTCTATCATATGATGTCAATTCTCTTTGTCTAGCTGAAAGTATTTTCCCACTAGTTGAATCATAATGTAATCGTTTGTATTCGAATTCTAATAATTTAAGTACCGTAGAAACACCCATACCACCAGTAACATCGACTACAGTATACGCTTTGTACAAATTACCATATTCTTCAACGATTTGAGCCAACAAATCTGGCTGTATCTTGCCTTGGTATTCCATTACTTGTTCCATGGTAGTAAAATCTACAATAACCATTGTAGAAGCATCTTCACCATCACCTCTAGATACATCGACACCCAGTATGTATTGGTGACCTTCTAGAGGTTCTTCCCATATCCATATCTCTTGTTCTAAACCAGCAGTATATTTTGGTTGTTTTACATTGTTTTTTTCATGGAAATCTATGTACTCTTCATTTATAACATTACCCCCAGAACCAATGAATGATACATCTAACTCTTGTGCAATCATTTTGGCATCGTTATTCATACCTCTACACATTTCTTCATACCATGTAGATGTAGGTTTCCAACCATCATCAATCATTTTATTGTAAGATGCAAAAGTAAATTCATATTCTTTCGATACATCATCACCTTTTATCCAACTTAAATCTTTATTGTAACGTAAATCTTCAAACCATTTCATTTCAACAATGTTGAAACTGTTCTTTTTGTTTCTTGCTTGGTCGTATGTTTTGTAATACAATGCATCCATACCATTTGGTGTAGAAATAAGTGTTGCTCTACCCCCAGTACCCAATGCAGTAAGTGCCGCACCAAATACTTCAGCTCCGTTGTCAATATAAGCTGCCTCGTCCATAATAAGGAATGTAGGTGTAAACCCCCTCAAGGCATCTTTAGACGTTGCTACTGCCTTTACACGACTACCATTAGGTAGTTTAATCTCTTTCTTTGAATCTGTAAGGAAAATTGATTTACCTTCGTTTTTAGGGTTCCCATAATATTCATGACCCCATATCCATCTAGGTAATTGATTTAGGAAATCTTTAATCTTTGCCAAAAACTCAAAAGCTAACTCTTGCTTGTTGGCGATAATTAGAATGTTTTCTGGATTTTCAGAATCAGCAAAACCAACTTTGATTGACATATATGCTGCTGTTGTTGTTGATACACCAGCTTGACGTGGTTTTGTTACAATATTAAAACGGTGTTTTTCGTATGCACTAATAATTTCTTTCTGTCTAGGGAATAGTCTAAATGGGACAAAACCCTCTTGAGTTTTATCAAACGTTTCCAAATATGTTTCAATAGCATATGTCGGTTGAGTAAGACATCTTGCGTATTCTTTAAATATTTCTTGTGTTGTTAGCATATTCTTTTTAGTAATAAATATGCGGAAATCAAGTAAAAACGTTTAATACAAATGACAAAGGCCCCAAACGGAGCCTTTATCTATAATTATGTTATTAAATTTTAAAATAATTCACCAATATCAAAACCACTTTCTTCTTCTGGTTTATCATCTGAACTACCAAATGTTGTACCATTCATAAGTTCATCAAAATCAAAACCTTCTTCATTTGAAATTTCTTTCTCTTGATTATCTACATCACCCATTGCTTGGTTATATTCTTCTTCTTGTAAAGAACGATTAACTTCATTAATAATATCTTTAATAATCTTCTTACCTTCAGCAGTGTTAGCAATTACTTCTCTCATTTTATAGTTGAATTCATCAACTGGCAATGCTGCCATTTCACTATATACGTGATGTTTCAAATGAAAGTCATCTGGTTCGATAGCATTTGTGAATCTACCCCATAGACCTGGACCCATACGCATATCCCATGGTTCAGCAGCTAAGAAATCAGCTTTACCAATAACAAATTCACCAGTTTTTTTATCTTGTGGTAACCCATGTGCTGATAAAATTTCCATAACACCTTTTACCAATTCATGGATAAGAACTGGTAACACCATTGCTTGTGCATTGATAACAGCTTTTGGTTTTGATTTAGTAGGGAATTCAACACTAACAACACCACCATTTGTACCATTTTCCATATTAGGGATAATGTAATACATATAATCAGCAGCTGCCATCATTTTACTATATTTATTTGCTAAACGAGGGTCAATATCTGTCAATTCATCGTCAGCCATGTGAAACATGTGGTTACATTTTTTTGCTGCACCTTGTGTCATTGCGTTTAGAAATCTTCTTTTATAAACTTCTTTATTTGCGTTGACCATCTCATCATGATTACCAAATTCCATTTCAACAGTAATTGGTTTAGGATTCTTTTTTGTCCCTTCCATGTTGATATGTGGTGTTAATTCTGCATTTATTTCAACAGCATCTTCATCCATATCATATTCTTCACGAACCATTTTAATTGCTAATTCAATCAATTCTTTTCTATGTTTTGTTTCTAACGACATAGTTTCATAAACCAATGGCATCATTTTACCCATAACGTCAGAATTATCGATTGAATCACATTCAAATGCTCTTTTATAACGTTTTGCAACTTCATTAAACCTTTCACCCATAATAGTTTCTTCAAATCTATTTTCATGACCTTCTGGTAAAACTGGACTACCACTTAATGAGTGTCTATCATTTCTCAAATCCTCTTCAAGTTGAGGTGCCATTCTTTCAGACATACCTTCTGGATATAAAATACTTTCATTTAAAGGTTTAGCTGTGCTAAC